TTAGGTAGAACAGCAACGCAAGATGTAACAAGAGAACTATGGGTTAAAATAGATGATTTGCCAGCAGGTTCGAATAGCGACGGCCTTCTATATATAGGGGATATGGGAACTAGCCAATATTATGAAAATTTAAGAGTTACAAGTGATGGGACTATAGATTATCAAGAAAGACCGAATGCCGGTACCGGGGGTGCTCAAGACTTTATACTTAGCACTAGTTCTTATGCGGGTACTTTATCAGTAGGGGTTTGGTATCATGTTGCTTATACTGTGCAAGGTAGACTTAAAAAAATATATATAAACGGAAAGCTTGTAGCAACTAAAACAGCCAGCTATGATAAAGTAAATAACTCTACTTATGGAGGATCACTTGGTTCTTTTAAAGGCAGTTCGGTAGCAACCACTCAAGGTGAAATAGCACAATTTAGATCTTACACAAGCGCATTAACAGACGCACAAATAAAAGCTAATTATGATGCTACGAAAGCACAGTTCTATTCAGCTTTAATGCACAGTTCAGTTTCTGTAAACGAAAAAGCAGGGTTTAGTATTGCAAAACATAAAGGTGACGGGGTGTTATCTTCAAGAATAACTCATGGCTTATCTTCACAACCTGATTTTCTTGTTGTAAAAAATATGGATACCGCAAGCACTAGTTGGGCTACATGGTTAAGTGTATTTAGTTCTCCATCAGAAACTTTATTTTTAGATTATGCGGGTAGATCAACACAATACACAAATAGATTTACTAATGTAAGCGAAACTACGTTTCAAGCTGGCAACGCGGGCAGTGGCACCGCTGCATCTTCAGAAGTAAATAAAGATGGTAGTGAGATGATAGTTTATGCTTGGAAAAGTGTTCCTGGTTATAGTAAAATAGGCCGGTATAAAGGAACAGGCTCTTCGGGCCATTCTATAGAAATAGGATTTCAGCCCTCATGGGTAATGATAAAAAACATTACAAGTACAAGCAGTACAGGGTGGCTTATTTTAGATGCGGCAAGAGATAGTATTAATGACAATGGAAACGCTATATTTGCATCATCTCACATAGCTGAATGGGGTGCAAGTAATACAACTATAAATATAGATTTCACACCAACAGGGTTTGAAATACAAAATAGCTATGTAGTTGTGAATGGTAGTAGTGATTCATACATCTATATGGCATTTGCATAACAGGTTAAATACGTAATAATTAATTGTATTTTATTAACTTAAATTTTATATAATGAGTAAACAAATTAAAAAAGAAGAACTAGACACGTTACAAAAAATTGTAACAACAATTCAAACATTACAATCTCAAATAGGTAAAGTTGAAACGCAAAAACATATTTTGCTACATCAATATGATGCCGTTGGACAAAAGCTTAATGAGTTTAAATTAAAATTAAAAGAAACATACGGTGATATAGACATAGATTTTAAAACCGGTGAATATACTAAAATAAAGAATAATGAATCTGATAAGAAAGATTAGTATTGGCAGAGATTATAAAAACGACGCCATGCACTATAGCCTAGACCAAGAAGTATTTGGAGGCCATAAAATTGTAGAAATATTAGAAGAAGACGAAAGCTATAATATATACATTGAAAAAAACAAAGAGGTATTGCCTTGGAAAACTTTTAATAAGAATATGGCAATTGCAATAGAATATAATTTACAATATTAATGAAGCACTTACATGCTTATATGGTAACACCTATAAACGGTAGATATACTAATAATAAAAAAATAGGTGAAAAAGAATTAATATTGAACACAACTATTGAAAATCATAAGTTTATTAATAGAAAAGGCATTATAAAAGAAACACCTATAAATAATTCAATACTTAAAACAGGTGACGAAGTTATAGTACATCACAATACATTTAGAAGATTTTATAATGTTAGGGGCCAAGCAAAAGATAGCAGTAATTATTTTGATAATAATAATTTTTTTGTTTATATAGATCAAATATTTTTATATAAAAGAAATAATAAGTGGTTAACACCACCTGGTTATTGTTTTGTAAAACCAATAAAAAATAATGATTTATTATCAGAAGCTAAAGAAAAGCCACTCACGGGCGTTTTAAAGTACCTAGGGAGCGATTTAAAAAGCTTTAATTTAAATAATGAAGATATAGTTGGTTTTACTCCAAACAGTGAGTATGAGTTCTTAATTGACGGGGAAAGATTATATCGAATACCTATAAATTCAATATCAATTAAATATGAAAGAGCAGGAACTGAAGTCGAATATAATCCAAGCTGGCTATAAAGCTGTAAAAGAGCTAATAAGAGTAGCAGAAGAGCAAATAATAATGGATGATCCTGATGAGGATTTAGCAGCCGACAGATTAAAAAATGCCGCTGCAACTAAAAAGTTAGCAATATTTGATGCATTTGAAATACTCAACCGTATTGAAAATGAAAAAAACATAATGCAAGATACTCCTACAAAAGAAAAAGAAAGTTTTGGTGGATTTGCGGAAAAAAGATCTAAGTAATGTACGAACAAACATTAATAAAGACTGTTTCCCCCATTAAAAAAAATATTATTAAAAAAAATAATAGATATAAAAAGTGGGAATACGGTTACAATAAAGAATACGATGTAGTTGTTATAAGTAAAGACGGAACTATAGGTGATATTGTTGAAATTCAAAACTTGTGTATAGCATTACCTTCGGTAACTAAATTAAATAAAGTAAACAATAAGTGGACAGCAATAGATCTTCCAAAAGAGTTTAAAAATTTAAAAACTATATTTGATTGGGAAACATATCCTGAACAATTTAAAAACAAATGGTATCCTTACATAGATGAAGAATTTGAAAGAAGGGAAAAAGGTTATTGGTTTAATAATAACAATGAGCCTACTTATATTACAGGGACTCACTATATGTATTTGCAATGGTCAAAAATTGACGTTGGAAGACCAGATTATAGAGAAGCCAATAGGATATTTTATATATTCTGGGAAGCTTGCAAGGCCGATTACAGATCATATGGAATATGCTATCTCAAAAATAGACGGTCTGGATTTTCTTTCATGGCCTCGAACGAGACAGTTAACCAAGCTACAATATCTAAAGACGCTAGATTCGGTATATTATCAAAAAGTGGTGCAGACGCAAAAAAAATGTTTACAGATAAAGTCGTACCCATATCGGTCAATTACCCGTTCTTTTTCAAACCGATACAAGACGGGATGGATAGACCTAAAACAGAACTTGCTTATAGAGTACCAGCAGCTAAGTTTACAAGAAACAGTCTCAGGTCTACCTTGGGGGATAATAATGAGCTTCCGGAGGGATTGGATACAACCATTGATTGGAAAAACACAGGCGACAACTCTTATGATGGAGAAAAACTTCGCCTTTTAGTTCATGATGAAAGTGGTAAATGGGAAAGACCAGATAATATATTAAACAACTGGCGCGTAACAAAAACTACGTTAAGATTAGGTAGCAGGATTATAGGTAAATGCATGATGGGATCAACGTCAAATTCGTTGGATAAAGGAGGCGATAATTTTAAAAGACTTTATGATGATTCAGACGTTACAAAAAGAAATAAAAATGGCCAGACTAGCTCAGGATTATATTCTTTGTTTATACCTATGGAATGGAATTACGAAGGATACATTAATTCTTATGGATACCCTGTATTTGATACGCCAAAAGTACCCGAGTCTGATGCAGATGGATTACCAATTGAAACGGGGGTCATAGATTTTTGGCAAAATGAAGTTGAAGGATTAAAAAATGACTCTGATGGTTTAAATGAATATTATAGACAATTCCCGAGAACCGAAGAACACGCTTTTAGAGATGAAGCTAAAAATAGTATTTTTAATTTAAGTAAAATATATGAACAAATTGATTATAATGAAGATTTAGAAAGAAAAGGATTTATTACAAAAGGAAGTTTTCTTTGGGAAAACGGTGTTAAAGATACTAAAGTAATGTTTGCGCCAAATAAAAGCGGAAGATTTTTAGTGTCATGGACACCTGATAAAAAGTTAGAAAATAACGTAATAACTAAAAACGGAATTAAACACCCTGGCAATGAGCACATTGGCGCGTTTGGCTGTGATTCATATGATATATCAGGCACAACCGACGGGCAAGGATCGAAAGGATCTTTACATGGGTTAACAAAATTTAGCATGGAGGATGCGCCTCCTAATACATTTTTTTTAGAATATATAGCTAGACCACAAACTGCTGAAATATTTTTTGAAGATGTGCTTATGGCTTGT